AGCGGCGAAGCGATAGTCCAGAGCTGGACGGAGCATGAGGCGCAGGCCACCACGCAGGACTATATAGACGCGCTTGCGGAGCTGGGGGTGAATGTGAATGACGCGCAGTGAACTTATGGCGCTTGTCGCCGTGCGTAAAGCGGAAATCGAGGCGCACGAGACCGACCTTGTAGAGGTGCTGACGGCGGCGCGGGCAGGGCTTACCCCTACTCCCACGCAGGGCGCACCGTGGGACGCTGAGACCCGCTATATAGCCGGAGACACAGTTGAGGGCGGGTATGTCGCCCTCAAATACAGCCGCAACAAGCCCCCTGCCGCAAACCTCGGCACATATTGGGCGGTGCAGACCGTGACCTATCCCGCGTGGGGCGACATCGAGGACGGCACGGTGATCGAGGTAGACACCATAGTTACCTACAACGGCAAAACGTGGCAATGCACCGAGCAGCACATCAAGTCCACCGTCTACAAGCCCAAGGCGGGCAGCTCCAAATGGAGCGAATACACGGATTAAGGAGCCGCACGGCTCTTTTTTCATAATTAAAAAACAAAAATAAAGAAAGGAAAAAATCAAAATGAAGAAACTCACTTGTATCCTCGCGGTAATGCTCATGCTGTGCCTCTGCACCATAGCCTACGCCGCAGACCCCGTAACTCTGGATATAACCGCGCTGGACTACCAGACCGGCAAGGCGGTATCCAAAACCTACGTCAATAACGAGCTTTTTCTGCTCAAAGTTGACCTGGGCATACCCCGGTTTTACGACCTGACCGATATGGAGCTTATAATCGAGCTGGACGGCGTAAAGCTGGACGCGAACGACCTGAAATTGGAGGCCGGAACATATTACCTGAACGGCATAGTTACCGACCAGCCCGCCGCCCTCCGTATAACCGTCAAGGACAAGGCCTATGACAACGCCACCACGGCAGAAGAACTCTACAACGCCATGCAGAAAAACAGGACTGTAAGCAAGACCTACTATTTTAACGCCGCACAGCCCGCCGAACAGCCCATTGCAAAAAATCCCGTGGTGATACCCAAGACCGGCGGTGCCTCCGTCCTCGCATATGCGGTATCCATAGCCCTGATAGGCTTTGGCCTCGCGGTGGCAGGTAAACGCAGATGAACAGAATAGACGGTTTTATCGCCTACCTGGAATCCCACGTAGGCGATATGTATGTATGGGGAGCGCAGGGACAGCAGGTTGACAGCATGAGCGACCCCTACGCATGGATAGAACGGCGCGAAACCAGCGACGTCAATTATAAACGCGCCACATATTTCATGGAGAAGGCCGAAAAACGGCCTCTCTATGCGTTCGACTGTTCCGGCCTCATCGTACACTACATCAGCGACATAAAGCACTGGATGAAGGGCGACACCAACGCCCAGGGGCTTTACCGTATGTGCGGCGAAAACAGGGGCTACGCCGGGAAAACCCCCATGTTGGCGGGCGACCTCGTATTCAAGTACAGCGAAAGCAGCAAGAAAATGGTTCACGTCGGCGTATACGTCGGCGACGGCTACACCATAGAGGCGAAAGGCCGCGACGATGGCGTATGCAAGCGCAAACTGTCCGATGGCAGCTGGACGCACTGGGGGCGGCTTGCCCTGCTCCAGCAGGAGGAAGAAAAGGAGGAGGTAAAGGCGCGAAAGATCATAACCCTGACGAGCCCCATGATGCGGGGGGACGACATCAAGGCCTTGCAGACTGCCCTTAACTCCCTGGGCTATGACGCAGGGGACGCGGACGGCATAGCCGGTAAAAACACCATTGCGGCCATACGAGCGTTTTGCCAGGCACACAGCATGGCGCCGACAGAACTGCCGGAGGTGTTACAGGCTACCGTATCCGTGGACGGCAAAATCTATGTAGGCACACTAAAAAAATAAGGAGGAGCACCCATGACCAAAGAATGGATATGGGCAATCGTAACGGGACTGAGCGGCATTTTGCTGGGCTGGCTGGCTCACATAAAGACCGCGAGAAAGGACGCGGTTGATGCGGCTACACACGACACCGCCATTGACACCGCGCTTAAATCGAACGTGGACTACATCAAACGCGGCGTGGACGATATCAAACTCGATATGCGGGCGCAGGCTACAAAAATCGAGGACATAGACCGCCGCGTGGCCCGTGTGGAAGAAAGCGCGAAAAGCGCCCACCACCGGCTGGACAGGCTTGAAGCACACAACAACTAAAGGAGGAAAAAACATGAAACTCTCGAACAAGGTATACGACATTCTCAAGGCAATCGCCCTGATCTGGCTCCCCGCCATAGGCACTCTCTATTTCGCCCTCGCGGGTATCTGGAACCTCCCCTACCCTGAAGAGATCGTCGGCACCATCACCGCCGTTGACACGTTCCTGGGCGCGGTGCTGGGCATATCCTCGGCAAACTACAACAAACAGTAGCCCCCGGACGGGATTCCCTTTCAATAGCCCCCCCTTAATTGGGGGGCGTACTTTTATAAAGGAGGTATAGGCTTTTGGAGAAGCGGGCCTCTTTGAAATGGATAAAGCATTGCTTAATTCCCGTTCCCGCACGGAATGGGAAGCACTCATACACGAATGGATACATAACGAAAAAGACCGCTGGCTGATAACCCGCCGCCTTTTAGACGGGGTACCATACGACGCTTTGACGGGCGAGTACCAGCTTAAATTTGAAATACCCCTTGAATATGACCAGATACGAAGGCGGTGCAAGGCTGCCGAAAAACAACTGAAAACGCACTGTAAATAGCCGATAAATAGCCGATGGGAGCAATCCTATCGGCTCTTTTTTTATGCCAAAATTCAGGTAGAAGGGAGCGTGAAACAGTGTATCCATACCAACCTTATTTTAACCAGCAAACCCAATATCAGCGAACCGAAGTAGTCAAAGTGAACGGTGAGGGCGGCGCAAAGGCATATCAAATGCCCCCTAATAGCTCCGTTCTTCTGTTGGACGAAACGGCCCCCATAGTGTGGCTTAAAACAACGGACGGGGCGGGGTTCCCCTCTCTCTCGCCTTACAGCATAACCCCGTATAAACCCGCTCCGCCTGTCGATGTGAACGGCCTTGAACAGAGAATAGCCAGATTGGAGGAAATGATAAATGCCAAACCCGATACTACAAATGCTAAGCGGAGGAAGTCCGAGGAAACTCAACCCACAAATGATAGCGCAGGCTAAACAGATGATGTCCGTTCCCGGACAAATGCAGAAGATAAAGCAGATGATAGGCAACGGCGACCCTAAACAGATGTTTTATGCGGCCTGCAAGCAATACGGGATAGACCCCGAGGATATTCTTTCTGAATTAAGGTAGACCATTACCCGAAGCGCGCACGGGATTGGAATATAAATCGAAAGGAACTTTAGAACTATGGATAATATGCCCTCTCTCGCGGATATAGCCGCGGTAACTGATGGCAAGACTGACGGCTTCAACGGAGGCTTCTGGATATTCGCCCTTATCATACTTTTTGCTATGATGGGCGGTGGCTTTGGCGGCTGGAACCGCCAGGGCGAATTTGGACAGTATGCCACCGCTGCGTCTCAGCAGGAAATTCTCTTCGGTCAGCACTTCGGCCAGATCAATGACCGCTTGACTAACATCGGCAACGGTATATGTGATTCCACCTTCGCGCTGAACAACGCTATCACCACCGAAGGCCGGAACCTGTCCAACCAGCTCGCAAACTGCTGCTGTGAACAGAGGCTCGGTATAGCCAACCTCTCAGCACAGATGAACCAGAACACCTGCGACATAACCACCGCTATCCACGCCGAGGCCGAGGCCACCCGCTCCCTGATACAGGCGAACGAAATGCAGGCTCTCAGGGACAAAGTGTCCAGCCTTGAGATGGATAACCGCATGTACGGAGTAGTCCGCTATCCCAACGGTTACACCTACAACGCGGGGAACTCTCCCTTCTGTGGTAATAATTGCGGCTGCTGCTGCTAATTCCGGCTATGCCGTGATATATCGGGGCGGCGTATGCTGCCCCTTGATTTTTGAAAGGAGCATAAAAAATGGCTTGTAAAAATGTATGCAAACTCTGCCCCAACCTTATAATCTCCCAGGCCGTTACTTTCACGGCGGGAACCGGGCTGATAATCAACCTCCCGGCAGGCAACTATAACGACAATCAGAAATACTGCATCGTGGTAGCTCAGTCTATCCCGGCGACTACCACTATAACCGCGCCCGTGTTTGTCACCATAGGCACCGGCACGGAGCAGTATCCGCTGATAAATAGCTGCTGCGCCCAGGTCACAGCTTGCGCCATACGCACCCGCACCAGGTATGCTACCATCGTCAAGACCAACGCCACGGGCGGCAGTTTTAAAATGCTTGGCAAAACCGCTTGCACTCAGGGGCTTGCCAGCATTGACGGAGGCGCAGAGTAATGAGCTTTAAGGAGATCATACGCCTGATATCCGAAAGGCACACCGATATGACAGAGGTGACCGATGCGCTCTCTGATATGATGCACACAGTAAAGGACCGTCTGCCGGAGGTGTACAGAGAAACAATGTATTGCCTCGAAGAGATAGCATATCGGATAACTCCCGAAGAGGCGCGGCAGATAGTCAAGGGTATGCGCCCATACGGTCAGAAATGGGACTATGATACCATCAAGGCGTTTCTGGCGACGAAGGGCATAACGGCGGTATGCAAATACTATCTGTGCATGAATATGTACTACAACGATAGTCACGATACCGCCGAAATGGTAGGCAGGGGAGAAGATGCGGAGTTTTATTTCAGCCTTGCAAAAGATTTCATTAACGATATAGATGGTAAGGATTTCAAGGTTGAAAAATATTTCCTTGGGTAGCTGGCAACTTTCTGGCAACCTTTTTTAGAAACCTTATTAAAGGCTGATTTTGAAAAAGGTAGATAAACAGGCACTTTTCACGGAAGAAAAAACCGTTAAAAACCAATAAAAAATAGGTAGCCGCCGGATACCAAACAAAAGAGACTGACACCCGTCAGTCTCTTTTGTTTCATATACATTGATTACTGTTTCCTGAGTCTAACTCAGGCTTGCGCTTGCGCTTGGCTGGCGACACAGCGACGATGAGCGCGCCCAGTGGGCGGAGGAGCGAATCGGAGCTGCTCAAGCACAGGGAGCTGAAGGAAGCGGCTTCGCCGCGACGCGCAGCGACCATGTGTGCAGAGGCCGGGGAAAGAGGTAGCCGGATACCAAATAAAAGCACGATGCAACGCATGGTGTTTTTGCGGTTTTGGTCAGGCAACCGCTATTGAAGTCTGTCGGAGCAAAACGAAATTTATTTTCTTCTTGTTAAGCATATCCCGCAAATAGAAACAATCAGAATCACGGCTATGATTATCATGCCTGTTACGCTGATTCCGGAGTTATAAACGAAAATAGAGGTCGGTCCATCCGCACCGCCAATCACGGAGGCACTTGCGTTTTCTGGGGAAAACGGCTGTACATAGGCATGGATCATGATAATAGCCTGCCAGGCCAGATAACAAGCAGCAACAGCAATACCGGCAAAAGAAAGGCTTCGGGTGATTCTACGTTTTCTTTCAGCAGCATTTGCCAACTGCTCATTGATAAGGGCGAGCTTGTCCGACATGATTTTGATCAAGTCCTCTTTCTCGGCTGGCTCGATTGTATCCCCCAGCAAAGTGGAAACCGGCACGTCGAATCGTTCTGATATTTCTATCAGCATCTCCGAGTCAGGAACAGAAAGTCCTTTTTCCCATTTTGAAATCGTTTGACGAACCACACCAAGTTGCAGCGCAAACTCTTCCTGCGTCAAGCCTTTTGATTTTCTCAACTGTTTCAGATTTTCATTCAGCATAGTAAAATCCCTCCTTTTCATGGATTCATCATACGGCTTTCTGCCCGTTGCCTCAAGCAACGCATATTAACATTTCCAGCACTGTGCTGCGTATTGAACGCGGCACAGGGATTTTTCCGTTTCTGGCGATTTTGAGCGCCGCATTCGATGCCCTGTACGCAGGACATCCCTTTGCACTTCACGGAATCGGACGATAACCAGCTAAACCACAAAAGGGCACGCGAAGCCGCGCATCGGCTGCACGATACCGTGAATCGCGGAACGGTGCAATCCATACGCGCAGACGGCAGTTACTTCATGAATCAGGCAAGCATTGATTTTCCCTGCCTGATTTCAAGCCCGTTTTAACCTAAAATCTCTGTGAATCTGTCTCGTTCGTAAAGTGTTTACAGTTTCATTTGAAAAACCGTCTTGCCAATAATTAACTATTTTCCGGGTTTGACTTTCCGGCTAAGGGCTGGTAACGGGATCGACTTGTAATTATTCTACCCACGCCACGGCGCGGGCGGGGGAGCCGTCGCAATCGCGGAGCTTCAGCGGGAGGCAGGCAAAATTGAAAAGGCCATTGCCGCACTTGTCCAGATTGCAGAGGTTTTCTATATTGATAATGTCGCAGGAGGAAAAGAGCCGCCTGTGGCGGGTGAGATTTACGTCTGATATGGGGTCCAGCCCTATCACGTCAAAGCCTATGCCCTTGTAGCCGCCGCCTATTATAAGGCCGAGGGCCGCATCGTCAAGGCAGGGATAGTCGCCGAAATACGCCTCCGTCCCCCAAAGCCTGTCCCAGCCCAGGTTAAAGAGCAGGAAATCCGCCTTACCCGCCTTCTCGCCGTATCTTTCGATATGCGAAAGCGTGATGGCCCCGCCCGCTTTAATGCCGCGGCAGTCTATGACCAGCGCCTTGCCGATGAACTGCTCCGGCGGGAACTCGTCCAGCGTCCGCCCATCGGGGAAAATGTGGGCCGGCGGGTCTATATGGGTGCCGGTGTGGGTGTACAGGCTTAGCAGCGTCTCCTTGAAGCCGTCCTTTTCGTAGCTGTTGGCCGGGGTGAGCTTAGGCGGCTCCGTGCCGGGGTAAACCGGCATATCCTCGGTTATGATGTGGGTAAGATCTATTGCCTTCATTCCTCGTCCTCCCCCTTAGCCACCCGCGGCACAAGGCTGCTCACCAGCTTGCCCCTGCCCTCGTGCTTCACATAGAAATAGCCGAACAGGCTGAACACCACCGCGCCTATGAAGTTAACAAACAGATCCTCCATAGTGTCGTACAGGCCGATGTCAAGATAACCTCCAAGGCCGAGGCTCTGACCATTCACCGCCACATCGTTGATGTTGCGGATGACGATGGGTGTGTTTGAATTGGTGGCGTCCAGCGCCACGGAGGATATGGTGGTTATGACGGTGTCCTTCTGCATATCCAGCAGGAAAAGCCGGTCTGCGGAAAACTCTATGAATTCCCACAGCACGCCTATGGTCATGGAAAAGCAAAATGCGGCGATTGCCATATACAGCGGGGAAAGACTGAGGCTGATTCGGTTGTCTTTGTTCAGCAGGTTTACCAGAGAGAAGCCGATCGCGGCGCACAAAAAGCCGGAGGTGGTGTGCAGTATGGTATCCCAGTTAGGGTACTGAATGAAGTAGCATTCCAATTCGCCCAGTATTTCCGCCGCAAATATAAATACGAGGATTATTATTTCAAGGGTGTCCGGCAGCTCGATCTTCAGCTTCCTCTCAAGGAAAGAAGGCAGCATAAACAGCACCAGCACCAGCAGACACACGAACATACTCTCATATTCCTTCAGCATGGCGGAGCGCACCAGCACCGCGACAACCAGAAGACGCAGTATTACGTATACTGTAAACACCTTAGGCCGCTGTTTTGCATATGCCTTAATTTCTTTCATTCCGCGCCTTTTTTTGTTGTTTTCCATATTCTCCTCCAAATAAATGTGCATATTTGATTATAGCGTAAAAAAACAGTTCAGGCAACAAATGAGTATACCATCAGTTGACAAGAGCACACAAGTCCTAAAGGCTTGTTTTGGGACGCTCCTGCGTTCTCGTCGCTTGTATTACATCCAGTAGTACTGCGCTCCTCGGCCTTGGATCGCCCTCAAAACAAGCTCTTTAGGGTCTTTGAGTTTTAGAAGCCAAAGAGTATGGCAGAACAAGGAGGACGAGTGCAGAAATACTGGTTGTATTTCAAATGAGGACG